CGGACACCTGAATTTGTCCCGGTAAGGACGATTGTGCCAGCTACGCTGGACTGGGTCCGGGTCAACAAAACCTCCGTGGAGCTTAACAGGCGTCCACGGTGGGGTTTTCCCCTTAACGTCTTGTTACCTAAAACACATTAGAACAACACTCCTTCGGGGCACCGGTTGCTTGACCTTCCGGTGGACAACTGTGAACCTGTCACCTCTATAGCTGCAACCGTGCTGCGTGAGAGCGTGAGTTTTACCTTCTGATCCTGATTGCTTAACTAACGGGGCCAATCAGAGGAGGGTGGAACCCCTATGGAGGGAGAGAGGGGCGCAGTGCAGGGGCTAAATTTTTGGAGCTTGAAACAACTCTAGGAGACAGTGATCATCTGGTCCGAAGCTGAGGTCTTGTGGAATCGCGAAAGCGTGTAGGCTTAAGTCCCGGGTAGGGCAGCTGGTTCCGCTCAGTGGAGGCTGGTAGCTGTCCGCAGCGCCTATTGTTGAATGTTTCATGGCCTAATGCCCACTCCCACCGGTTAGCTCGGCCGGTAGGGAGATGTGTTGTATCGACATGTGGATTTTTGTGAGGGTTAACATAGACCAGGGGATACCCAGGTTAATAAATTTAATAAATTTCGTCTAATAACTAATAAGCTAATAACTAATAAGCTAATAACTAATAAGTGTATTTTATTATTGTTTAGACGACGATTAACCTGGGGACTGGGCAGTTTCCAGCCTTGACGATCAAGGCGGGTTCGTGCACCCGTGATGCACACGCGGTCGTGGACCGCACTGGGCTAGGCCCAACAATGCCTAAGGACAAGAAATCAAATAAGGTCAAAGAGCAACAACCCCGGAATGCGAAGGCGGATAAAGCAGCCCGCAAGAATCGCAAGAAGGGGCTAAACCCTGATGCACGCAAAGCCAACCCCGTGCAGCAGGTCAAAGGGAAAGTGTCGAAGGCCGCCAGACTCCAGCGCAAGGCTCAGGAGTCTAAGAAATCGACCCCCGACCCTTTGCCCGGCAAGTCCCCATCTACGCAGGGACAAACTGGGAAAAACAAAAAGAAGGTGGTTAAGAGGAAGGCGCCGCACCTCACACCGGCGCAGATAGCCGCGGCCCGCACCGTTGCAAAGCGAGAGACGGTGCCACCGGTCATCTACCTCAACTGCCTAGACTGCGAGGCCAACGGAAAGGGAGTGGTGCGGTTCCCTTACTCCGGGGCTCAGCAGCTCAAACACGCAGCGAACAACTGGGAACCCCCCATACGCTGCGCCGAATGTCGAGGGCTCAAGGCTAAGGCAAAAAGGGATGCCCGACAGGCGGCTGAGCATCCCAGCGAAGAGAAGAAGGGCCCAGAGGGGCGGGAAGAGAAGAAAGCCCCCCCAACCGCCACCCTTGCGGACATGGCAGCTGCAGCCGTGGCCGATCCATGGGCTGGCGAACCCGGGGTCGAGGGCAAGGTTGAACCGGGCGCGTACACGCCTGGTGCTTCCCGGCGACCCTCGACGGGCGACAACCCGGATCCAAACCCAGCCTCCGACGACAGCGGGGACGATGGATCCGACTCCAACTCTGACTCTGAGTCCGATGCCGATGGCGAGGAGGAAGGGGGAGGAGGCGAGGCGAAAGCCCGGCCCGGGGAGGGTGCTGAGGAAAAGGAGAACCGCGATTTGCAAGCATACCATTTCGAGGTATACCGTTTCCCCCTAGAACAGGCACCCAACACACACAACCCTTCTTCGCGTGCCAGAGAAGCCGCGAGTGCCTTCGACATCCTGGCCATGCAGATGCAGGGTGCTTTCACGGACACCAAGAATTCCGACTGCAACATCGAGTTCGGGATGGTGCCTGTTCCGACCGACTTGGCCCGGGACATCAAGTTTGCCTGCAAGACGATCCCCAGGACCAACGAAAGAAAGAGGGTCGTCTCACTTTCCGTTTCGCGCAAAGTCAAGGACTACGAACGGAAAGTGGAGAAGGACACTGACTTCTGGGATTGTCTCAGGGAATGGGACCCTGCCAATGCGCATGGCTGGCGCCTTGTGGATAAGCCCACCTACTTCGGCCAGGTAGATCAAGCAATGGAGTGGTACGCTACCGTTAGCAACCCTCTCCTCTCTACCACAACCGAGCAGGCTTACCGCCAGACCGAGCCCGAGAGACTGGCGGCCATCGCTTTCAACCAGGGCGAAGCGGAGCGCTGGAGGCACGTTCGAGCTTTGGGTGCGGCATGCACACGGAACCGGCAGTCCATTTTGGGGACTGCGTTGTTCTGCGCATCCGCAAGCCCTTCCACCACATGGTCACTAATCAAAGGGACCTTTGGTATGGCTGGCTCGCTAGCACTCACTACAGCTGGACTCCTATGCAATTCGTTGGCGTTGCTGGGGCTGTGCTGCATATGCTACGAGCGCTCTGAACTCTGCCGCTGCGCCGCCCATCGCGTCTGGGAACCGATCAGGGACAGGGCCGAGCCCTTCATTGGGCCGCCCATCCGCCGAGTTGCCAGAGGTTTGAAACGCCTCAGGGACGGCACGTGCCTTGATGGGCCCAACGACGACGACGGCGATGACCCACCCCCAGATCAGGGGGGAGGTCGGGGTGGCCCCCCCCCTAACGACGATGGTGGGGAGGACAAATCGGACGACGACGGTGACGAGAAGGACGACCCCCGAGAACCACTCCTCAGGGTCGGACTTGATCGTCCGCGCCCCCGCCCGGATCGGCGCCACTCGGACCCAGGCGTGGAGCTGGTCGGCCTCGGCGACATGCGTGCTGCCAAGCGACAACGCTTGGACGATCAGCCTGCGCGGGGTGCGGCCGATGTCCCAGATGGCAAGCTCTTGGGACCGCCCCCAGCCCCGAAACCGAATGCGGATGGGGACGGCGCAGAGGCCAAGGCTCGACCAGGAATCCCGGAAGGTGCACTCCGGGACCAACAACTGTGGCCTCTACCTGGCTTGCTCAACCACGACGAACGCCTGGCAGAGCTACGCCAACCTGGCCCTCGCCACGAGAAGCATCAACACCACCCCGAAGTGGAGATGCAGGACCTCATGGTACGCGATCCGCAAACTGGAGAGGTCGCGCTCTGGCCGGTGAGGGCAAACCCTGACGAGCCCCAGGGTAAAGACGCTGAAAACCCACATTTCAGTGAGCCGGCGGGCGCGTTCCCAGAACGCCCGTCCGGCTTCGACGACCTGGGGCCCCCCGGCTACGCGCGAGCGGAGCTAGCCGGGGTTGAACTCTTAATGCATTCATACACTGGCCTGGACGCCAGTGATCTGAAGTATGAGTTCATTGAAGTGCAGCAGCTTCCGATGGGAAACGAGGACATCCTCGAATTCCGGGAGGCAGGGGGAGAGTACCGCACCACCTACTCTACCTTTGTCATGAACGAGCCTGCACCCTACCGCAATCCTGACATCTGCCCACACATCGACGGTGTGGAATGTCAGATGAAGCTCCCGCCCGACGCGGGGGAACTGGGACCCACGGCTTTCATTGATGAGGCTTTTCGTGCCTCATGGACTGGTGCAATGAAAGCCCGGGCCGAAGACCGTTTCGCTAGGGTACAGGCGGCATCCCGCGAAAACGACGCCCTCAACGTGGTGAGGTCTGACCTGCCGTTCAAGTGCTGGTGGATCACGGGTCCGCTGCTCTGGCAGTCACCTCCCATGGCTTATGAGGCTTCGGTCCGCAATTTCTGCTTTGGGATGGGAAGGCACTACGGGGAAAAGCCACGGGCATGTGCTTGTGACCCCGAACCCAACAAACCCCTAGCGGACTATAGACACGTGGGCACATGTGAGATGTGCGTTGCCTGGGAAGAAGCTAGAGTGGCCATGCTCCCTTGGTCTTCTCAGCTTCCCCACAAGGCCAACGAATATCTTCAACACCAGGATCGACTCGGCGAACCGGTCGATGTACAACACCACGTTGAAGCCATTGCATTGGGAGAGCCTATTCCCAAATGCAGCCCAGCTGACGACCAATTTGGCTTCGCTAGTTGGTACATGGGCCTGGATTCCACACGACGTGGAGTATATGGCCCCGGCATCAACGACTTGCTGGAAGGCAGGTTCGCGTTTTACACCTTTTCGATGACGGCATTCATCAAATGGGAAAAGGCCACTCAGAACCTGCCTAACGGCAAGAGCAAACGCCTAAAGGCACCACGGTTGGTTTGCCCCTCCAAGCACCCTCAAGCAAATCTGGTTTCAGGCCCAGTGTTCAAGGCGGTTTCAAAAGCTTTGACTTGGGACTCACAAGCTTGGCTCAGGGCTCAGTCACAACCTACGCCTTGGGTGGCGCCGTCTGAGGTCCAAAAGGAAACGCAGGACCTCGAACCTCCCCAACTGCCTCCTGTCGTAATCACCAGCGGCATGAGTCCAAGGGGGGTTGGCGCCGTTTTCGGGGAATGGCAGAAAGAAAGTTGCATCGCCATTGAGTTTGATTTTCGGGCACTGGACAGTTCTGAAAATAAGCAGTATGCGCGGGTAGTCTACCCCATACTGGCTCTAATCATCAACTTGGCGTGCAACGTGCTACACCTGGGAGCCTTGGAGTTCCTCTTTCAATCCATGTCACATCGCTGGATGTACACACCATTTGGGCGGTTTTTGTACATCTGGGGCTTGTGTTCTGGATTTGGGGGGACTTATCACATCAACAGCATAGGCGTCACGATAGCCATATGCGGCCGACTCTGGGTGAGACTCAAGGCTGAGCTCACGAGAGTCCAGGGGTCGCCCCCCGTGGGCGGCATTTTCAACTACATCCGCTACATCGGCCTCGGAGACGACGGACTCGTCGGTATTCGAGGTGTCAGACGAGAAGTGGTGGCAGTAGTGAAGCAACAGGTGGTGGAGGACCTGAAGGTGATGGGACTGAACCCTACCCCAGTCCACTCAATCATCCCATCATTCTGCTCGGCCCTGTTCTGGCCCATTGTAGTGGATGGCAACGAAACCTACGTGCTCGGACCTGAGATACTCCGGGCACTTTCCAGGTTCGGGGCCACATACAACCACTCCAAGCCAACCTGCACCCGCGTGCAGGGGCTAGCCTATTGCAAGGGGACCGTCCTTTCCAACATGCACTGGAAGGGAATCCCCATCCTCCGCGTCCTCTGGGACTACTATTCCGGAGTAGACGTAGAGGCGGATGTGAGCCAACTTGAAGAACACAAAGGTTACGAGTGCGACCCGACTGTCAAGTATTCAAAAAGTGTCAAAACTAACCTCTTCATCAGAAAGGCATATGGACTTGATCTTGAAGAGGTGCACTTGCTTGAATCGGAGCTCCACTCAGCCCTGACCCTCAGTCGCGGGGGTCCGTGTTTCTTCTCAAGCCCGCTGTTGCACGCCATGGCCTCCCACTTTGAAAAAGTGAGAGACCATGATGTGCTCCCCCCCCCTTCAGCCCATTGAGCTGAAGGGTGTTGGGGTCCAGCGGGCAATAGGGAAAAGCCCCGACGGCATTGGGATTTGCGACCCAACCTTAAACACAGCACTTACCTCGCAGCCTGTTCTCTGCGAATGGTCAAAACATTCACCTTCTATGCAAGGATGCCAAAGAACAGGCAACATGGTAAGAAAATGCGCGTGCAAAAGCGCAAGCCAGCTAAACCGAAGCAACGATCTCGCCCTCCGAGTGGGCCTTCCAAGGTTACGGTCAAGCCCAAGCAGAAACCCAAGTACAACGTGTTGGGCAATGCAATCGGGACTGTGGCCAAAATCTTGGACGACAAGTACACCGGAGGCGTTGGCCAGAAAATCTTCACCGCACTAACGGGGAGTGGAGATTATGTGGCGGAAGTCAAGGACCATGACTACGACATCCAGGCCAACACGGTGGTTCATCCATCCCTCACCCCGACCATGCCCCACATCACCGACGATGGAGGCTTGGTCCGGGTGAGGCACCGTGAGTTCCTCACGAACGTGCTCATTGATGACCAAGGAGAATCCTTCTCGGGCTACTACCTCAACCCTGGCAACCCCAGGGCATTCCCATGGCTGTCGAACCTTGGCAACAGGTTCCAACAGTACAAGTTCATGGGAGCGGTAGCAGAGTACGTCACTCAGTGCGGTAACGCTGTAGGCAACGCTGTGCCTGCACTGGGTCAAGTGAACATCGTTGCACAGTACGACGTATCGCGTGCGGTCTTGGTCAACCCTGTCGAGCGGCTGAACACTTACTTCAGCAACTCGGGGGTCATCAGCGCTGATCTTATGATGGCGATTGAATGCGAAACTACCGAGCAACCCTGCCAGGTGTACAATGTGTACAACGAACTGGAGGTGAAGTCATTGCCAGGGGACCGCCGCTGGTATGATTTCGCGGAAGTTTCCGTTCAGATCAAAGGCGCCCCGCCTGCCGCCACCGGCACACAGTACATTGCCGGACAGCTCTGGATCACATACGACGTGCTGCTCATCAAACCGGTTTACTACCAGCAACAGCAATTCGATCCCAACGGCCTAGAGACCACGGACGATGGCAAGGCCGCGGAGACTACCGACGCACTCGACAGCGACGTCGAGTTCGTCAGAGTCAAACGCAGTGCTCTACTCAAGGCTAGCTAGATTGCTGTTACTAACAACTAAACAACCCTGTCCACTATAGTTTTTGGGGGTAATCAAAAACTGAGACGGGGTTTTCAAAAACTCATTAAAACAAG